CGGGCGACCCGGCCAGCGCCGCAGTTGTCGTCTGTACCGTCACCCCGTTTTGGACGATCGGGACCGATTCCGTCCCCGTGATCGCACCAGCGGCAGGTAGTTCGGTGATTGTTACGTTTGCCATTAATGCCACGGGGAGGTGGTCAAGGTGTCGAGGTTCCCGTTGTTCGATGGGGTCTGCGTGTTCTGTTCTGGTGACAGGTCAAACTGGTTGTTGCCGGTGGTCTCGATCGCGTTCGGGTCCGTGGCGATGCTGACATCGGGCCTGGGAAACCTGATCGTGATCTTCTCCGTCGGACGCGGCGCCAGCCGGTACGGGTCCTTCTCGTCCGCGCATCCCTGGTCGCATACTAGCAAACCGGGAAAGTTTGGGTCTGACCGGGCCACCGAGTGCGCGCGCTTCATCTTGCACCGGTCGCAGATGAATATGGCGATGTCCGAACCGCCCCGGGTGTCGAGGAAGCGCGGCATGGCCTACCTTGAGTACACCGAGATGTTCGGCGCGAAGTAGATCGGCGACTTGTCGCGCTCTTCCTGCTCCGCCATGTTGAAGTACTTCTCGGCCTGGACCTCAAGGTACTGAATCCGCCCGACGTCAACGCCGGGGAGCTCCTGGGCCATCTGGTGCGCCAGCATGTTCTGGATCGCCATCAGCCACCGGTCGGGGATCGCAAGCTGCCCGCTCAGGGCGCCGACGTCCTCGATGTAGGCCGAGTACCAGACCGTCATCTGCACGAACGAGCTCGACGGTGTCGGCCAAACCGTGATGGTGGCCTGGGGGATCGTGCGGTTCAACCAGAACTGGAACGGCTGGTTGGCCGTGAAGTTCTTGTTGGGCAGGTTGGTGTAGTCGTCACGGTTGAGCCGCGACATGGTGATCTCGGTCGAGTTGTTCCCGAAGTACAGCTCACGCAGCGCCAGGGTGGTGCCGCCGGTGGCGCGCATCCGGTAGTACGACACGTTGGCGCCCGGGTCGATGTCCTGCCAGACCCACTGCCCGTCGGTCACCGCCTCGCTCGTGGCGGTGTACAGGGCCGTCCAGGTGGCATTGTCGGCGGACGCCTCGAGCACGTAGCTCCAGGTCGCGCCGCCGCCACCAGAGACGTACGGCATGAACCCGATCGAGCCCAGGTACTGCGGGTTGCTGGTGCCGTAGTCGACCGCGATGTTGCCGTTGGCGGACGTCTGCGCGCAGAACGTCGAGGTGTCCTGGTCGTAGACGTTGGCGACCGTGCCGCCGGCAGAGCTGGTGTACCCACCAGAGGGCTGCGCCATGGTCCTGTACAGTGCGTTCAGGACGTCATTGCCACCAACCGCGAGCGAGTACTCGTACTGGTTGGCGATCAGGCCGATGACCTGCTTCTTGATGGCGAAGTACTGGATGCCCTGGTTGATCAGGTTGCTCAGGACGTAGAAGAGCGACTCCTTGGCGGCCTGGACCTGCTCGACCGTCAGTTCCTCGGCGAGCTTACCCGCACGACGAGCACCGTGGTCGATCAGTTTCTGGACGCTGATGGTCGTCTGTCCAACGGTGCCTGAGTACGCCATGTCAGTCCTTTACCAGCCGGGGCATTTCCAACGCTTCAGCGACGCCTTGGCGCGGGGTGCGTCACCCTTCGAGTGCTCCACCACGCCGGACATCCTGGCGCAGAACGAGTCCTTGCGGCCACCACCGCCGGGCTGCGGCGCCTTGAGGTGCGATCCGGTCTCCCGATTGTACTTCTCGCGGCCTTTCTGGGTGAGCCCAGCGCCGCGCTCAACGGGCAGCTTCTCCTTGCGGCCCACGGCGAGAGACACGCCACCGCCGGCGTACTTGCCCTTGTCGGCCTTGGCGAACTCCTTGCCGACCTTCTGCGGGACGCCACCGAACCCGCCCTTGGTGTGGGCGGCGGCCTCCATGAGGCGGTGTTGGGCAGGCGACCTGCTCGGCATCACGCCATCCCGCCAGACGCTTGGTTCAGCCACACGGTGACCGTTGCACTGGCGGTCACCGAGTTGATCAGCAGGAGCACACCCGTCGCGCTGACAGAAGAGTTGGCCGAAAGGGTGGTTGTCTTTGCCGCCAATGCCGAAATTGTCGTGGAAACGGAGTTGGCGTCGTGCGCATACACGTTCGCAAAGGTCTCGTACATTGTGTAGTTGATCGTACCGGTCACCGCCACCGTCATGCCCGCGGCAGCCACTGAGTTTGTCAGCGGGATCGTTGGCGTGATCGCGGTCACCGCAATGCCGATCGACAGCACCAGCGCGCCCATCGTCGCCGACGGCGTGATGGTTGTGATGGTCTTGAAGAACTTGGTGCCCGTGGTGGTCGACGCACTCGCCGGCCCAGTTATCGTGTCGCTGATGGTGTGGCCGTCGGCGTCCTTACCCGCAATGGTGAACGTGATGCCCGCCAGGGTTGCTTGGACCGGGGATGTCAACGTCACGTAATGCGCCAGCCCGTCGGTGGTCGATGTGGTGGTCGGCGCCGTGGCGGCGCCGGTGCTGTTGAATGTTTGGGCGTTGAACGCGGTCGTGGACGCCACGGCAGGCGTGTACGGACCCAGCTTGATCGGACGCATGTACTTCTCCTGGTATTGGGAAAATGGGGGCCGGAGCCCCCATTCTTACAGCATGCCCCGTAGGGCTGCGGAAGTATGTCGGTGTACCCGCTTGGCGGACCCGCCGCGCTTGTACCCCGACAGGCCACCCGTATCGGGGGCCCCAAGCACCTTCTGCATGGCCTGCTGCGCCTCCAGGGAAGGCTGATTCGCCATCGTGGGCATGCCCATGGGCGGCATCCCGGTGGGCATGCCCGCCGGTACACCAGCCCCCGGCATGCCTTGCGGCAAAGCGTCCGGGCCAACCATGCCGCCGTCAGCCTTGCACATCACGCCGCCCTTCTTGCGGGCCATCGGGGGGTTCACGAACCCCCGTCCAGCGCCGGCACCCGGGTCACGGGTCACGAACCGCTTGACCGCGTCGTAGGCTTTGCCTGGGGCGCTGCGGATCGAGCGGGCCATGTCCATGTCGCTCTCGTCAGGGCCGATGGCCTTGGCGTAAGCGCCGCGGCTACGGTCAACCATGGGGCCACCATCGGCCTTCATGGCGACCTTGCCGCCCTTCTTGAAGGTGCCTGACTGCGCCGTGTTGCTCACCGGCTTGGAAGCCGGCTTGCTGGCGTACGCCACGGGACGGCCAGTGTCAACACTGCCCCCCGTGGCGTAGGCTTTTTTTGCGGCACCACCCATCTTGTAGCCGCCTGCGTTGCCATTGCGCACACCAGCGGTGCTGGTGCCAGTTACGCCGGGCTTTGAGGTGTTGGCAGGGCGGTTGGCCCAGTCAACGGACCCGCCCATCTTGTAGCCGCCGGAGTTCGCCATCTTGACGCCACCAGTGCCCTTGGCCGAGTCGTAGTGATCGCCGTCGTGCATCTTGGTCTTCACGTACGGTGCGATCGAGCCGCCGTTCTTGTACCCGGCAGTGCCCGTACGGACGCCCCCAGTGCCCTTGGCGTGGTCAGTCTTGTCGCCGTCGTGCATCTTGGTGTTGGCGTAAGAGCTGGCGTTGCCGCCGTGCTTTAGCGCCAGCTTGGTGCCCTTGCCGCCCTTGTGCTCCTGGGCGTCGTGCTGGCGCATGGCCTTCTTGATCATGGCCTTGTCCTGCGCCATGTCGGTGCTGCCACCCTTCTTCATCTCGGCCATGTTCATCATGCCCCGGCCACCACGCATCGGTGGTCGGACCCGGGGAGTGGGAACAGTAGGCGCATCAGACAAGCCGACGGCCTTGCGCATCGCTGCGGTCTGCGCAGGACCCGCAGGCATATTGGCAAAGTTGTCGGTGGTGTCAGGCAAGCCAACCGCACTGCGCATCGCTGCGGTCTGCGCAGGACCCGCAGGCATATTGGCGAAGTTGTTCGGGTCGACCATGCCGCCGTCGGCCTTCTTCATGACCTTGCCGCCCTTCTTGGACATGAAGGGCGCTGCCATGGCCTTGCGACGCTCGGACATGGACGGCTTGCCGGGGCTCATGCCCCCAGCGTCACCACCGCGGGGCTTGCCCACGGCGATCGCGACCGTCAGGCCCTTGCGCATGGGCGAGTGACCGTCCTGCTCGCAAGCGTCGTCCTTCATGTTGA